TGCCAGCACCGTTAGGATCGGTCATTAATTCAAATGTTCTTGCTGTTTTCTTTGCCCATTCATCTGGTACTGCTAGTTGTCCGCCTACTGCTCCTGCAACAACCAGTTTCAATCCGTTTACAGTTAGGGCTCTGTCAAACACTGTACCATTGTTCTCGGCAATCAATGCACCATTGTTGTATTCTGCATCTGCTGGTACGCCTGGTACTGCTGGTATTGCTGGCGAACCTGATCCAAAATATGGATCATCAATTCTTATTACCTTAGGTGATGAAATCGCATCGGAAAATTGTAAGTTATCAATTGTCGGTAATGCCTCTTCTCCTACACGTTTAACGTAAATGTTTATTTCTTGTCCATCATTTGGAGTATAAGGTAATGTGACATCATTAGTGCTTCCGTCCACTACAACATAATAATCACTACTTGCTTCAACACTATCCCAACTATCAGTAAACCAAGGAAGTGCGTCCCAGCCGCCTGTTACATCAAACGTTGTTCCTTGAACTTGAACTCCGCCATAATCTATCCCTGTCATCAATTGTGAAAGATCTGTTCCTTTCATTCCAGTTGCTGGTTTGTAATTTCTTTCAATCCTGTTTACACTATCAAATAACTCATCGTTCTTATCATATGTAATTTTGATAATATCGCCTACTAAAGGAACTTGAGCAAAAATTAGTTTTCCTTTCAACAAACTAAACGTATCTACTGAAGATTTGTATAAAGACAATGAATATTCATTTCCTAATACTAACTGATCATTCTTTGTTAATTTAATTTTTGTTTTATCTCTTGTAGGAGCATATTTTAAATCAAATACTGCTGAAGTACCCGTAGCGGTAAATGTCTGTGTATCAGTATAATTGGTGTAGAGTCCCTCTTTATTGATCCTATCAAACTTAATACCCAAAGACATTGCTCTAGCCTTTCCGTTTCCTAAAACTGCAACTGCTTTGGCTATGTTAGTCGATGTTCCGTTTCCTCCAACTAGAGATATAACAGGTGTTCTAGTATATCCAATACCCTGTGAAGTTACAGTAATTCCAGAAACTTTTCCGTTTGAAACATATGCTTTTGCTGTTGCTCCTGTACCGTTGCCTGTAATTGAAACAGTTGGCGCTGATGTATAATCAGATCCAGCATTTGCAATTTCAATACTAGTAATACTATATCCTTTATTATCAGCCCACCACTTCCAAGGATATGTTTGAATTTCCTCACTATTTTCATTAACCGTGATGTTTTTACCCAGATCCTCGTTATAAACTACTGGTAAATCAAAATCTATCGTTGCCGTTGGTTGATTTTCTAATCTAGTATAACGACTTACATATTCTCTGATGGTGGTCCTGTATGGTTTTACTTCATTTATGTAATCTAGATAACTATCCAAACTGTCATTTTTGTAATTAGGTACTGTTTTAAATTCACCGATGTTGTGTACAGCATTTAAGAAACTAGTCTTAAACGCCCAGTCAACATATACCTGTTCATGAAATACATATCGTACAGAACTAAAAAATAAGTTATTCCATTCAACTGCATAATTGCCTACAAAGATATCTTCTTTCACGGCTTTCATAATATTTCTTAATTCTATTGTTGGTTCTAAATCGTAAAGTCCGGTATCAAAACTTGATATGTTATCAAACCCTACTCCGCTTACAGAAATATTATAAAGATTATCAGATAACTGTATGGTTCCATTTTTCCTTCCTACTAGTTCGTAATTTCCTAGTAACTGTGAACTAGTTTCAGATACTTTTCTAAATACTGCCCAACCGCCTGCACCATATTCCTTAACTCTAATTAAATCGTTAATCTGAACTTTTATACTTGGCTCAATAGATACTTCATTAATTTCTTTAATTATTTCTGATGTAGGAGTATACCCTGATTTCCACCAATCAGTGTATGACCAATATTTCGTAGTATCAAATCCTTGTGATGCGCTTCTAAAGAAACTTTTTCTTACATCATCCCAAGCATAAATTGACCAATAATTATTTGCTGTCGAATCATTCTCTACTAATACACTAAATCTTCTAACCGATGCTTCAGCAGTACTATAGTTCTTACCAGTACTAGTTACGACTACCGTAACGATTCTTCCTTGTCCGTCTATATGACAAGTTGCTTCAGCGCCTGTTCCGTTACCAGTAATAGTAATTGCCGGGCCTAGGTAAACGCCTGGCACTTCTTGATCAAATAATTCTGTAGGCTTATATCCAAATCCTGGATCAACAATAGTTATAGAACTTACTTCGTTATTAATAATGTTTACTGACAGCTCAGCACGTTTAACTCTCGTGGTACCAACTGTTTCAAGATTAATTATAGTAGATACACTAGTATCGTATAAAGATAAACTTTGATCAGGTTTAGTGTCAACAAGATTTAAATTATCAAATCTTATAGTATCAGCAAATGTTTCTTTAAGAAGAATTTTATTTGTATTTTCGATTACAGTTTGTAAGATTGACTTTCGATTAACAAACATACTCTGTCTTGGTCTAAACTGTATTCCGTATTTTTGTTTTTCAGGCAGATTTGTATCAGGAACTCTATTACCCTGTGCATCATATCCTACTAAACTATCTAACCATTTAGTTTCTAATTTTTGTGCTGGTATACTTTCTGCAACACCCTCAGTTAATAACTGATATTCATTGTGTACTGCATTTCTAGACTCTTTAGATCTATAATATTCAATGTTTAGTATTGCAGTGTCATTAGAAATAATATTTTTGTAATTAAAGAATAAAATCTTATCACTTGCTGCAAGAGCCACAAATGTGTTTCCTATCTGTGTTGGATTAGAAATTAAAGTTGACACTGTTGCTGCTGACTCAGTTCTTCCTAATACGTCTTTAGGTATAATTGTTTTATTTTTAACCCAGTAATAGTAAACAGTGTCAGTTGCCTGCCCTGTAAGATCGTTAAACAATTCTTTGAAAGAATAAACACTATCGTCTGCATATAAAGGTTGTCCAGATATGCCTGCTTGTATTCCTTCGTTAGTATCTGCTAGTAACGACCATTCGCTAGGTAATAATTTAGTTTCTACCCATTCATAAATATCAACAGTTGAACCTTCTGCTAATCTTCCCCAATTGGCTGTTCTATAAGCAATGTCTCCCTGTTCATAATATAACCACTTGGATGTCGAAATGTTCCACCAAAGTTTTCCAACATTTTTTTCTTTCCATGCAATCGGCACATCAGTTACCACTCCGTCTACTCCCACTTTATATACAGCAGGATCGTAAGGAGTTTTAAATGATATATTCCTTTCAGCAGTTGCTAATACTTTTAATTTTGCAGGATCTAGTAATTCTAAGTCCTGAATTTTAATATCTGAATCTGTGTCATAAAGACTAATACGTTTAATATTTTCAATATCAACAGTATTGCTTTGTTTTCCTAGAACAGTTAACGGTTGTACATCTGATGCTTTAGTGAATAATCTAATTGTTCCTGTTCTATCACCTGCAAATGTAATTCCCGAACTTTCATTTGTAGGTGCAATATAATCAGGTGAACCTACAACAATTGCATTAGGTGAACAATCAATGCTATACCCGAAAGATTCATTGGGTGATAATTCTGTATCTAATTTTTCTGTTAAGAAGTATGTGTCAGTTTTCTTTGAGAATACGTAAACTTGTCCAGAATAACCAGTATATCCAGTATATCCTGTTGTACTATTATCAAAAGTAGTTTGTGAATTATCAAATCTTAATGGTAAAGAATATGCTGTATTCTTTGCACCAACAACAATTTTTTCAGTATTTGGTGTTATACATAAACTTTGACCAAAGTATTCATTTGGGTATTGTCCATAACTTTCTAACTTTTGTTTTAGTCTAAATCTTGTCTGAGTTGAATCAGTTTCAAATTTAAAAACGTATGCACTTCCTTGATTCTGAAAGTTAATATCTGCTTTAGGACTTGATACAACTAATGTGTTTCCTGAATAGTCCATAGTAACATCATAACCAAATAAATCACCACTACTAATAGTTTCACTAGGATCTAAATCACTTATTTCACTTAATGAACCACTAGTAATTGTTTGTAGTAATGTATATCCTCCTAGAGTATTTTTTTGATAAACAAATACTTTACCAACAGGTTCCGAACTACTATCGCCAACATTTGACCATGGAAGTCCTTCATCAGGTCTTTGATCATAACTTCTAATTGAACTATCAACGCCTACAGCAAAACTGCCTTCGTTAACTAATTTATGGTAGCCACCTTGATATAAAACTATATCATCTTGTACATATTCATAGTTTGCTTGCCATACCCCTTTAAAGTTTGTAAAATACTGCCCATCACTTTTTGCTGCTCCAATTACTAAGAAACTACCATTGTAATTTGTAGTCATTGAACTTCCGTACTCGTCGCCTTCTTTGATTAATTCAGCAAGTTGATTTTCACTTAGTATACCGGAAGTCAAAGTTGACCCGTCGTCTTGAATGCTTATGCTTTGAGGTAAAGAAGCACTTGTATTAATTGTATCTAATCTTATCCAATCATTTGACTCTAGACTAATTGTACTGCCATCGCCTTTGTTATCTGCTGTTGCTTTCCAAAGATATCCATTAAATGCCACAATTGAACCTGTAGGATAAAAAGTTTCCTGCGTAACAGTTCCAGTTCCTTCTCCAGTATTGGTTGCAACAAAAACAGTTGACACAAGATTTTGTAATGCACCTGCATCTTTAAAATTAGTAGTTCCTAATGAGGTAATTGTATACGTTCTTCCAGGCTTAATTTCAGTTGCAGTAAATGTTCCGCCTGGCTCGTATGTTCCTTTATAATTTGGATCATTGTTAAGTACCCAACCGTCATCGTCATTGGTATGTTCGTATAGATAAACCCTTCCTTTCGAATTCGAAGATCCTGGAGCAGATACTGCCATCGAGTAACCTGTAGTTGTTTTAGATATTACAATTTTAGATCCAAACAATCTATCTGTATCTGCAGCCGGGCTTACAAAGTTGTCAATTAAATTCCATTGCTGTGCAGAGTATTTGTAAACTGATATCATTCCTTGCTCTACATAACCAACAGAATTACCACTTTCTGTGGCTTGTACATTTGTTGCAGGGGTCCAATCATCACTGTAAACATTAATTGTACTACCGTCGCCTATTACTGAATTGGTAGCCTTCCATAACTGACCACCATACATGACAATATCACCAGGGCTGTAGTTTTCAAATGTACTGAATACTCCTTTAAAGGTACTTCTTACACCGCTTGCTCTCGGAGATCCTATTGCTAACCAAGTATCATCAGGACTAATAGCAAGTTCTTCACCAAAGGTTCCTGCTACACTTGAAACAAATCCGTCGAGTGGTTGTAAAATTTGTTTAGCAGACAGTCCAGTTGATGTTTCAACATAACAAGCAACATATCCAGTTGCCGGAAGAGATGTTATAGACTGTTTCTGTGATTCTGCATAAATGACTTTTGTTCCTGCTCCTGTCGGGGATGATATACCAAAATTTTCAAGTTGCTTTGGCTTGTACTGACTAGTTTTTTGTACAACTTCCCAAATGCCTTGTGGGTTTTTATCTACAAAAAGTTTTGATCCTGTTTTTAATAATGCAACATGCTCAGGATCCATACTATCGTAAGAAGTAAATCTTGCCTCGGTTAGAAATAATGGATATGAGATCGAACTATCAAACGCTGTATCTGCTAATGGTTCAGGCACTTCAATACTAATTGTAAAATCTGTTACTTCGGTGATTTTATAAAAACCATTTATATCTTCGATAAAAGTAACACCTATAATATCATCCACTAACTTTTCATGTCTTTTATCAAAAGTAAATGTTACTTTTTTAAGTTGGGAATCTATATTAATTACAGGAAGTTCTATAACATAGTTGGCTCTTAAAACTGTCCAATCATTTTTATCAAATGTTACCCATATATGATCGTTATCTAAAATCTTATCAATATCAATATTAAGAATATCTTCTCTAAATTTTACAGTGTATGCTGTTTGGCCTACCTTAACATAGCCTGCTGTTAATTCAGGTTCATCGGTTAACGAAGTAGGATTTATTGCAGTTGTATAAGGAATAGGTGCATAATTAAAATCATCCTGTGCAATTCGATAATATCTATCGTTAAATTTTTCATTTTTATTTTCACTAACAATTAACGGTTGCGGGTTTAATAAAAATTTATCAGTGCTTAATTTAATTTCAACATTGTATGCTTGATCGGAACCTCCAAACTCTCCAAGTTTAAATGCCCATTCTTCGTCAAGCGTAATGCTTGTTCCGGTAGAACGTCCAATCTTATCAAATAATTTTGTGATTGAATTATTAGTTCCTTTTTCTCTAATAAAGCCTTGGTATAATCTAAACTGTGTTATTTCATCTTCTGCAAGGTTCTGTAAATAATCTCTAGTTTGGTATCCTATAGTATGTCTTGCCAAGTCTCTTTGAGATTGACCAAGTCCTTGAGAAGCAACATCAAAGTAATCTTCAATTTGATTAATTCTATAATCATAATTAGGTATTAGTTGCTTTTTAGGTTTACTATCTAAAATATTCCAATTGTTCTCATTAAAATTTTCACCACTAGTATGATTAACTATGCTGGTATAATTAAATGATTTGAATGAAACAATATCTCCTAATCTATAATCTTTGAAAGGTTGCCAAGTATCTATCTTAACATTATCAAACAAGAATCCAGGTGATGTATAATCACCGTCCCAGTCGGTTGTTCTAAATCCATTGGCTTTAATTCTTTCCTGTCTGTACCCTGTAGGCTTATCAAAAATAACATCATTAAAAACTGTTCTATCATTAAAGATTGTAACATGTTCCTTTAGTACATAATTTACTTTTAGATAATAAATTCCTTCATTAGTATTGACTGTGTTTATCTTAAATGATTGGAAAGATCTTAAAACATCTATATTTTTAATATCTATAGATTCGCCGGTATCTTTTAATATATTATATTCGTAGAATCCGTCTAGTAAATTATCTCCTACACCAACATTTTTTTCAATAGTTAAACTCTGTGCACCTGGGCTTATAGTTAACAATGCACCTACGCTCCAGTCATGCCTAGTCCAAAACATGAATTCTTTAGAAGCAGTAATAAAGTCTTGTACTACTTGATTATTTGAATCATAATTATCAAACTTAAATCCTTGACTTTCTAACCATGCTTGATATCCTAAAAGAAAATCTACAACAGATTGTACAGTTGGCAATAAAGTTCCGTAACTTAATTTCTGAGAATTAAATCTGTTAAAATTTCTTCTACGCTGTGCCACTACCCCGCCAATTATCGGTAACTCTGGTAGTTTTGTCCACTGTGTTCCGTCAAACACATCACTTGATTTGTGTGTGCTTTTGGATCTATAAAAATCATTTCTGTATTGTACTATTGCTCCATTATTAAAAGTTTGGTCTCCTGACCAGTTTATAAATGTTGCACTTACGCCGCCGACTGTTATAACAGGATCCTTTTGATTAGGAATAGGAACAAAATAGTTAAAATACGGATTGATATCATCATATCCATTAACAACCCAACCGCCTTCACTCTTTTCAAAAATAACGCCACTATAAACAATACTTGAAATAGGCGAGCTAACATTAAAAATTATATCGTAATTTTCTTGCGGAATAAACACACTAGAACTTGTTGAATTAGGACTCTTACTATCTAGCAAATATTTTTGTTGATCACTATCGACAAATCCAGAAAGTCTAGAAGTTAATCTAACATTTAGATCGGAAATCATTTCTTGTCCGACTGATACATCTTTTCCTTGATATTTAAGATAGGAAGAAACATAAGAACTTATCCCCGATGTCTGTGTACCGCCAGAAACCGGTAATAATAAATTAGAAGTTTTTAAAAATATACCAGTTACTTTATCAACAATTTGATTTGCTTTGTTTCTCTTAGTCTTATACCTATCAAAATTACTAATAATAAATTCAAATGGTCTCAATAATGACAGAGCCATTATTTTAACAAAAGGAAATTCTGAACTTGATCTGTACGCATATTCAACCGGAGAAATATCGCCTAATTTAAACGGGCCTTTGTTGTTAACAAGAGTAAAGTTACCTGCAAGTCCGGAGTCTAACGGACTTAACAAATTTCCATCGCAATCACAAGGTATATGTTTGGATAGTCCAGGACGTTTATATCTATCATATATCCCTTCATATTCACCTTGTCTAATTATTCCTGCTTCAAGATCGTCCCATAAAATTAAGTTACCGCTAGTATATGGTGCTGCTCCATATTCAGTTTCCCACCATGTTGGCTTTTCACTGAACCCTAACATTTCCCACGGACATCTATGCGGTCTGTCAGTGTCGTAGAACCATTGATATACTCCTCTCCAATATCCTGGAAGATTTTTTGTTCCGGTTGGATCTGTCATGTCTGAATAGGTGTATGTAAATGTTTCGTTTTCTTTTAAATATTCGTTTTCAGTATATGCAAGATTTGTGTTTGCTATCCATTTTAAAAATTCTTGATTAACTACATCATCCTGCTCAAATTTTGTAAATAATGCATTTCCGTAGTATCCTCCAAGATTTGCATCTATATCAAACACTTTAGAATCATAATTCTGTTTAATATTATTGTAAATTCTATATTCAAGTTCTAATAATAAGTCATCTCTAAAATCACCCCAAGCAACAGTTATACTTCCGTCGTGCCCTTGGATTACCGTTTGGGGTTCTCTATAAGTATCGTCTACAAATATCATCGGAGTATATTTTTTGTATAATCCCATAGACGTTGGTGTTGCTGGAATATGACTATTAGCAGTTGAAATATATTCTCTAATTTCTATTTTGTCGCCTTCGACTAATTGTTTTAGAATTGTAACATACCCGAATGTTGAATTAAATTCATAATCTCTACCAGCAAGTAAAATTTGATTATTAAGATAGATATAAACTGCTGTTCTACTTAATGTTTCTAAATCAAATTTTTCTGCAAGGCTAAAAGTTTTAATTCCTATATCTTCTACAATATATTCAAGTTTGGTATGTGCACCTGATCCGATCATATCCGAATCGCTAAATGGACTTTGATCGGACTTCGTTCTAGTTAAATCTTCAATAATGTTATCTAACAAATTATTAATATTATTATCAAATTCTACTTCATTTGATTTTTTAATAAAGTTATCTTTAAATGTTGAATATTGTTTTTTAGCGTATTGTATTGATTTAATTAGGCTTGTATTCTTATCACATAACAATGCAAGTGCTACTGAAGATATTCCACTATGCTTTAGGAAACGCTTTGCATTATTTTGAAATTCTGAAATATCTCTGAGGTTAGAAACACCCGGTAACGACCCAGTAAATCTATCATCAAACTCTAGTGCAGTCCTTACATGATCTGCAGCCTGACCAAAAGTAAAATTATCTAAATCCTCATTGAGAGGATTTTTTTCTAATCCAACTGGTATTTCATAATAACCTTCTTGTGGACTTATTTCAGCAACCAATTGTATTGTTATAATATCATTTTTGTTAAATGTTTTATCAAACGTAAAAACAGTATTAGTTCTAGTATAGGCATTTTTTATTTTAGTACCGTTTAGATAAAAATTAATTTTTGCATCTGCAGGAAGATCATCCCAATCAACTGTGTTAAGGACAACGTCGGATGTGTCCGACTGTAATTTTACAGAATCTACTATCGGTTGCAAGTAGTCTTTATTGGTTAACGTCCACCCGTTGTCTAATACTCCATTTATCTTGTAATATCCAGTATTAATGTTAGTGGTAAATTGTGTTTGTTGCATTGTATATTTGAATGATTGTGTGTCCCAATTCCAATCAAATAGTATATCACCAACATTGTCAATGTTAAGATATGATATCGCAAATCCTAATTCAGAATCTACTGTACTGTTTCCTGACTTATAACTTAGTATCTTACTGCCGTTAAATGTACTAACAGGATATGTATCTGCATCCGAGAAAGAAACACCGTCATTATTGTATCCGTCAAATAACGGAGCCTGATTAACTGATGTTTTTTCCTGGCTCTTAATCCAGTTTGTTCCATTGTAATGATACATCTTTCCTGTGTTAACACTACCTCTTCTAATCAAGACGCATTCATTTAATACAGAATTTGTATCTTCTGCTTCTACTAAGTTAATCTGTGTTCTATTATTATGCTTAATAAAGTTAACAGTATAAATTTTATTGTTTGTTAAACTGTCTGCATCTGCTATTACAAGAACTCTTGCTCCTTGGAATAGAAATTCTCCGTCAATACTATAACCTGTACTTCCTTCAATACTAGAGAAGATATCAGTTGTATAATCATCTACATAATCAACAGTCTTCTTAGCAGTGCCGCCGTGATTAAATAATTGTATATTTGCATGAAATTCAATAATTGGTCGTTTTGCTCTTAATGCTTCTGCTGAATCAAAATCGTCACCTCTCAATCTATGAGAATATTCTAACACACTCCTATGGAACCATCTGTTATATCTCGACCATGGATTTGAATCTTTGCTTATTCTGTTAATTACAATATAATCTTTTTGTGCAGGATATTGCGATGCATCATCAAACGGTTGTGAATCAAAACCTTCGTTATCAAAAAGTATTTCCGGAACGTCAGTTGAAATAACAGGCGGAACTAAGTCGGAAAATTTAACTAACGAAATTGCTTTACCTACTCCTTCAACTAACCACGAACCTTCAGCATATGCTTCTTGTCCAACTTCGCCGTTAAATTCTAAAAGCATTCCATTAGATAACTCAACTCCATTAGAACTAGTATATGTTGTTTTACCTACAATTTCTTTTTCGACATCTATGAATGTATTTGAATCAATATCTGCAATTATAAATCTTCCTAATCTATTAGGATCAGTTTCACTTTGATAGTATATAACATCTGGGGAATTTAACGGAACTTCAAATGTTAATGTTCCTACTTCAACACCATTATTAGTTACACCGTTATTATAAAGTAACGAATTAAATGCTGCGGAAGAATCAACCAGTTCCCAATCCTGTGAATTAATATCAATACTGCTTCCATCTGCTGGTGATATTTCTTCTTTGGCTCTCCAAAGTTTTCCATCATATACTGCTAGTTGTCCTGGGAAATATGTTTGTAAGGGTTCATAATTTAATGACCCAGTATCGTAATTTGTTCTAAGAGTAAATGCTTCTCCAGGGGAGTTTACTGTAAAGTTATATGTCTGTCCTCTATAAAGAGTAATATCAGGATTATTAGTAAATCCGTCGGGAGTAAACACCCAAGTCGAGCTAACTCCTTGATTAACTTTATATGTACTTACAATAGATTTTGCTTGACCTTGAATAGAAATTGTTGGAGGTCCAGCAGGTGCCCAATAGTATTCTCTATAGTTTATAAACTTGTCCCAATCAACAGGTGGGTTCCAACTATAATGTTCTTGGTATGTTGTCTTATCATCTCGTTCGCTAGTATTAGCAAAGAAATTTAGAATATTTTTAAAATCTAGGTAATCGTAAAATTTAGTTACCGTCTGATCTTTTTCAACAGTAACTCCTGGTTCTAGTTGATAACGACTTCTTAGTGTTTGATCATTATCTAGATAAACATCGTTGCCGTTATAAGTTTTTCCATATCGTCTACCAACGTATCCTGATAATTTATCAACTACACCCGGTTGTACAAGTGGATCTAAAACTCCTGATAAAAATTTATCATTGTTATCTGATCGAAATACATTTGGTAGTAGTTCCGAAGTTTTTCTAATTGGTACCCCACTATCAGGGAATTTTTTATTCTCAGCCATTAGTAACCTGAACCTCCGCTGCCTGATCCACTACTTCCACTACTTCCACTACTTCCACTGCTGCTAGTAGTTGTTGTACCAGTTGATACTGTGGTAGTTGCCGTAGCAGTTGTTGATGCTGTAGTAGTTGCTGTGTTAGTTGTACTGCTAATGCCAATCTCAGCGGCGGTAATACTTGTAACAATAGCAATGTCGTCAACTTTTGCACCGTTAGCAAATATTTCATCCGGTTTACTTTGTATTTCAAATAAGTTTCCAAATTGTTGTGATGTCTGTCTCGGAACAATAACAAAATTAGTAACGTCTGGACTTACTGAATTGATTACAAATGTTGTTAATTCACTAAGGTAAAATCTATCTCCAAAATCCCAATTATTAACATCAAAGAAATTGTTAATTGCAGTTACAATTCTAACCTTTAAATCGTTGTCATTAATTGATTTACTAGGATTTTTTACAACCTTAAACTGTGCTTGTAAATTTGTAGATGCAGTTGACCCAAATAATACTTTATACTTAACTGGGTGGTATACTACTTCATCACTAATTGCTTTGATTGATGATAGGTAACCTCCAAAGTCAACTCTTAAACTATCTGTAGTCGGAGCAACTGGTTGTGTAACTGTGGCTCCGGCTAACCAATTTCTATATTCTGTATCATATGACCGTGTCAAGATAAACATGTCAACTATATTCGTTACACTAGGATCAATTCTTCTATCTTCACTAGCAGAATGTGTGTACTGAAATTTAATTTTGTTTCTTCCGATATGTGCTATGTATGTACTATCTAATACTAAAGTGTTTGTAGTTTTATCAACACGCTTTACATTATCTTCTGCAGAATCATAAAAATAAATTAATTGTCCGTCATCAAAATCATTAACATTTATCAATGATTGCTTTTGATAAACTAAAATTAAATTATTAGAATTATCAACTAGATTAAAAATTGTTGTTCCGTAACTATCTTTTTCTTGTTTAAAGAATAGATACTTTAGATCTAAATCTGCGCCTGCTACACGTATAAAAGAATCAGGATCATCAATAACTCCATCGTCATCCTTATCGCTGAAAGATAACTTAATTTCTTTGTTACTTTCATACCCGTCGTCAAATGCAATAGTATCCGAAATTTCAAAATGATATTCGTTACTTAATTGTCCGGTGCCATCGCTAGTTGCGTTAATGCCTAAAATGTTAATAGTGTCCTTAACTAGTTGTCCTGTAAGATTATTATATGCTTTTTCATTTTTATCGAAATAGAATCTATTCTGTTGTTCGCTACCAAAAATGTATTCTGTAGATCTTACTCTTACAATATATTGATCATTATCCTTAATAAACGCTACCACCCATGACGCATCTAAATTTTCGTTAGTTACATCACCTGCTTTACCTAAACTAAATGGACCTGTTAAATCTAAATTTTGTGTTTGAACTATTACCCATTCCGAATTAATAGTATCATATCTTAAACCAAAGTTTAAATTGTTAACGACTTGATTTGTCATTTCAGTTTCGAGTGCAGGAGAAATATCGTTAACAAACCTAGGAACAATTGCTGTTGCAATTGAGCCAGTTGGCACTTGATCGTTAAATGTAATAGGTCCTGACCCTGTAGCAAGAGGTCCTCTGCCAGCATTTGTACCGTCGCCAGCAACACTTACAACTCTTACCCATTTATAAGTAGAGGAACCTGCATGATCTGCTTCGCCTGACATCAGTGTGCCATCTTTCATAAAATGTTTTCCTGCCGGAGCAGTAAATTTTATACTTGATCCTGGAGTAATATATTTTAATCCACTAGTTGAATATGTTCCAACTTTTAGTAAGGCACTATCAATTGTGTTTTGAAAATATCCTGTTCCGATATTAGTTTTATTTGTAACTGCTGTCCATACTGTATTATCAGATGGAAATAATACCCTATCAAAATTTGTAAGATAAAAATTATAAACATCAGCATTACTGAATACTTTCTCAACTTGATTACGAATGAAGTTAATAATCTCTATACGGTTTACATATTTAAAACTTAAAACTTTTTCTGAATCTTTCTTATAAATGTACCCGTCACTGCCAAATACATTAATGGAACTATATTTTCCACTAGCATCGATAATATCAAAGTTTCGACTAATCCCGCTGGATGTTCTATTAATTGCTTTTACTTTTAAAATATTTTGTGAACCAGCAAGAGGAGCAAGATTATAATCCTCGCCTGTAATCATTCTGTTTTGTGTATAATAGACAGCAGGAGCATTTTGTCTAATAGAATCTGTAGACTCTGTTGCGGATGCTGACGAAACTGTTGACTGTAACTCTAAACCAATCTGTAAAGTATGCTGAACACCTGCTTTGTTTCTATAACCAACTGAAATATTAATTCCTTTCATTTCGTTTGGAGAAACTACATATTCTAATCCGTTACTAACTCTGTAATAAGTTCTAAATGCACCCTGAGGCAAATTGCCATAAACACCATCAGCAAACACTAATTCAATCTTATCATTTTCTTTAGTTTCAATTGCATAGATATTTCTAGTGTTACCAACTAGGCTATTATAAGCAATGTTGTTACCTACAAGATTATTAACTTTTGACCACTGATCAGTTTGTACTCCAGATGAGTTAAGCGAGTATAACCACACATCGTCATTATTAATATTCTCACTAAGAACGTCAATTCTTTCATTAGTTGTTGGAGAAGCAATTGTAAAATCAGCAAGTTCTAAACTACCTTGTTTAAACTGTAAATAGAATCCTGTGTTAGCACTTCCTGGGCCACCGCCATCTTGTCTATATATAAATCCTAATTGATTTCCAGGAGTCGGTGCTTCTTCATATATTTCTTCTGCGCCTTTAAATGCTGTGCTAATAATTTCAAATATCATCGATCTTCCTGCAACCGATTTATTAAAAGTAAACACCGGAATATCATTTGATGTTGTTCTAAATCTATATTGCTCCGTTGGAATACCTTGTATTGTTGCTGACCCTTGACTACGTCCAAACTCTGTATTATCAGACATTGCTGAGTTTAAAACTGAGATGAATTGTTCTGCCCAATTTGTATTAGTTGGGTCATTCCATCTAATTGTTTGTCTGCTTAGATCTCTTCCGTTACTATCAAAAATTGATTCTGTAGTATTAACCGAAACAAACTTTAGCAGCCCTTTAGATGGTGTGTTTCTTTTTGCGTTATAGGATAGCATTCTAGCAATACGTAATACACTTTCCTTTCGTTCTGCTAGTTCAATAAAGTTTTCTCTACTTGCTAAATCAATTCTAAATGATAGACTCTGCCCTAAGAATGCTATAGCATCAATCAAAGCAAGATACTCAGAACTTTCAATATAATCGTTAAAATCTTCAGGATAGTTTTCACGCAGATATGTAATAATTACTCTACGTAAGTTTTCAAAGTCGTAAGACTTAAAATCAGCATTTTTAAAAGTCTGATAGATGCGCTTCCAGTCTTCGTTTAATATTAAATTATTCTGTCTTGATGTTGTGCTCATTGCTGTTTTCCTATATTAATATTTAGCGTCTATCATTAACTGCTTAGTTTATTATCTTCTTGTTTTTATCAAAATTAAACGTCATTCTTTCGTTAACATTAAAGGGCAAATATGTAATATCTGCTTCAATTCTAATTCCTTGTTCTGTGCTATCAACTATGATTCCATTAACTCCAATTCGAGGATCATAATTTATAATATCTTCCACATCCTGAGCAATAAGACTCTTTACTTCTTCCGTAAATTGTTCAAATATCATGTCCCATATTATGGTTCCAAATGCAGGATTTTCTAACTTTTCACCCTTACGAATATAAAAATGGTTTATTAAGTCTTGTTTTACTAGATCAATATCATACAACTTAAATCCGTCAGCAGAATTACTAGAGTTAAAACCTTTGTATGTGAATGCTTTTGTTTCTGATGTGACAGTAGCTCTTTCAGTTGCAACAGATTGTGTATTATATAACTTTGCCATTTTAGTTCTCCTCTCCTATATCTCTCTATCCGTATTTTTTGGTGTTAGATCATTCGGCGCATTGTTTTCATGTAACGGCCACGGTTCGTGCATAGGAACTCTTTTCATTATTGATTTAATTTTTCCGTCAATATAACGCTTATTTTCGTTCCAACCAATATCAGTATTAGTAAAGATGTTTGGATGGGTAATTAGGTCGGCAATATTTAATGCAGGATCTGCTGCTCTTGCCTCAGGACCATTCATATGGATATTTGTTGCAGTCTCAATATGATCTCCACCACTTTTAATTTCTGTATTAGTTGTAGCAGTTAACGATGTTCTTGCACCCGTTTTGACATCAAGGTTAATTGCCTGTTCAATTCTTGTATTACCTATCACATCAATATCTAAATCTCCCGGAACAATAACACCTTCAGCATTTTCATAACTGCGGGTTTCAATCTTGCCATTTGCACCTATCAGTATATTGGTATTAAATGCACTTTCCATCTGTATTCTACCTGCTTCATTTTCTGCTTCGTCTTTTATTTTAGGTATTGGATTTCCATCATCATCTCTTCGATGTAGTTCTGTTGGAGAAACATATTCAGCAGTGGCTTTCATGTTTATATTTCTTCCTGCTTCAATATTAATATCTCTATCAGCCTTAATATTAAGATCATTTTCGCTATGTATGCTAATACTATCAGCGCCATAGATATCAATCTTACCGTTGGCTGTTAATTCTATCCATGCCGTTCCTCTTGCATTACCAACATAAATTAAATCCTCTGTATTATGTAATAATAGTTGGTGTCCGGTTCTCGTTCTTATCCTGGTATATTCATTATATGGTATTTCAACATTACCTTTTTCTCCTGCGGCAACATCAGCATACTTAACTGGTCCTGAAGAGGCTGCGGTTGTTCTCAGATAACGCTCGTCTCCATCGTCAATTACAAATTGTGTTCCGCCTAATCTACTTACAGGTATAAGAGTTGGAGACAATGATTCTTTTGCACCAATCTGCATCCTTTTAGAATTTGGTCTTTTGTCTAATGGACCAGGTGTGCTTATACCAAATACACTGTTTGGGTTTTGTCTTCTTGAACTGGAAGTAGTAACTCCTCTAACGTCATCTTCTAGCGTACCTTGTTCTAAGAATCTATCTGCAATTGGGTGTACTGGTTTTTTAATTTTTTCAGGATTTGTTTCTTGTACCTGAGCATTATATCTTTTATTAATATCACCTGTTGGCAACGGTTGCTTTGTATTATACTTTTTCTTATCATCATCAGTAATTGCTACTTCTTTTGTTCCAGCAATTGCAGGAACCATATGATTACTGAACGACGGAGGAATACATGCGAACCAATATCCTTGTGCAGGATCTCCATCGGCAAACATACACATAACTGTTACTCCAACGTCTGGTGGTACAAACCACATTCCGTATGATTTTTGTGTGTCATTAAAGTCATTAGGATTATTACCCATTGCTTCAAAAGGTGTATACCCAAAGAAAGGCATTGCCGGGCTAACCAAATATGTTTGACTTTCTGTTCTTGTGTCATTGCCTTGATTACGCAAGAGTGTAACTTTTAATTTTCCGTTAAATGTAGGATCAAGAACACTAACAATCTTGGCTAGATAGATTCCGTTACCGATCCTATTGTCTTTGGTTGAGTTTGCTGGAGTTCTAGTTTCTTGAGCCATTATATTGCTACTCCGCCGCCACTACTTTTAAAAGGAGAAGATTTTGGTTGAATTTTAGTTGCAATTGCTGACTCTTTACTTTGTGGTATCGGTTTTCCGTCATAGTCAATTGGTTGTCCTGATTTTCTAATACATTTTAACACTTGTGTAAATTGTCCGGATTCAAATAAGTTTTCTACTCGTGTAACTTGGTATATTCCACTAAAGGGACTTTCTACTCCTCTCCTAGAAAATTCATACAATTTTGTTTGTGTGTTAACATCTGCAGGTGTTCTAAAACTGATGTAAATGTAACAGTCCTGTCCTTCGTAGTTAGCCGTTCCGTCATTAGTAATCTGTTCAGATTGGGCGGAAGGCTTGGCAAAATAATTTCCCATACCGCTATCAACCATCCAATAAGTATCACCTAAAATTTGTAAATCAACACTGACTAAGTCAGCACTACTACCGCTAAGGAATGCATCATGAAAAGATTCTGCAACTTGTTTTTCAACATCAACATATCCCGATCCACCTTTTCTATTTTTAAATAGTGCCGGAGATCTTTTCTTTTTGGCTTTCCCTAAATTTGCTGTTTGAGCAACGGCTGCATTTCCTTCTTGTTGAACTGCTTCAACTTCTTCTCCGGCTGCAACTCCTTGATTATCATTATTAACATTTGACGGTGTATTTGCTTCGGGGTTTGCCGAACCGCCAGTATAGAATAAGTTATCAATCTTAATATCAAACTTAATAATATCTTGGTTCTGACCTGTGTAGATATAATTGTATCTTTTAACAATTTTCTTTTCTAGTTGGCTGTAACCGATATTTGCAGATGTTGGTGAACTGAATACACTATGGTGTACCATAAAAGGAACTACCCTAAAAGTATACTTTTTAGCAAAATCTCCTATTAAAATATCGTAGTCTAAAAATTCAATTTGAACATCGACCCTAAACCATTTAATAAAACCATCAACAAGATTTACAGGATCCAACGCTTTTTTAGAATATGTTGAACTTAAAATAACTTGAACTATAATATCAGTTAGTTTCTGTTCTTGTGCAAATGAAAAAACACGAGTTTTCGGATTAATAGTCATCTTGTCTCTTTCAACTAATCCTGTTTCTTCATTATATACATCTCCCTCTTTGGAAAAATCAAAATTTCCTCCAGTAGCAACACTGTAACTAAATGATGCTTTTCCTATAAAATTTTCTGAAAAGGTATCACTAGTTATAGGTTTTGCTTTTCCAACCGATTTAGTTTTTCTCCTAGACTTAGAAGTTGCTCCCTTATCGGCGCTGCCTCCTGAAGAGTGTGTGATAAACTCATCACTGGTTGCTGGAAATTGTATATCGTAAATATCTTCTACTGAATATTGTTTGTTTTTTACGTTTTCTTCTTCGGCTCTTTTTAATATAGAAACAAGACTGTTTTCTCCTGTTTTTAACATTTCTTCAACAGTGTTCTCATTAGGAGCAGCAATTTTAATATCCTTAAAAGTTAAATCAACATTATCACTTAGAGCAGAATGGTTATAAGGTATTGCCTTAACCATGTATTTGCTACCACTCTCATCAACTTCAAATTTTACTTCGGTTAGTTTCATAGGAAAGAATTTTGATTTTACACTAGACAGTGTCTGCATGTTTTGCTGAAATCCTTTAAAGTCTAATCTCAAAAGGAACGCAGCATTGTTTAGATAGTTTGCATATCCTGCTTGAATTGCTGCGGATTGCAAACTTTGTAATAATAATCCCATACTATATGGTTCAAATATTTCAAATTCAAATCCAACAGCATTACTATTTCCTGTTGATTGTGATGCTGAAACTGTTGCTGCCATTTTAAAATTATCAACAAAAAATTCAGGTTTGCCATAAATTGTAGACTGTCTAGATTCGTCACCTCTACCACCGGAAGAAAATATAATACTTGACTTGAGGGTAGTCGTTTCAACGTCATCAATTCCGTCTCCAAAATCTGCTGTTGCATCTTTTTCAATATCAAAGGTTTGTCCGGCAAAGGAAAGATCGTCTGTTCTATAACTCTGAGGATTATTAAATTGTTGAGGTGTTAATACTGCAAGTGTCCACAAAGGTGCATAACTAGCAAACTGCATTAATGGGTTTGGAACAATGTTTCTTAAATTTTGTCCAGTAGCACCACTATTACTTTCTTCTTTTTTAGCACCTTCAATACTTTCTCCATCGTTTGAAACTTTTGCAGTTGCTCCTTTAAGTGCTGCTACGGCTTCAGCGATGCCAAGATTGATTCCAGCCGGTACTTGATCAGGAATTTTTGATACCGGAGTTCCGTCCGGCTTTTTATTTTGATATTCATCTAGTTGCTGTTGTGTACCATAGATTCGTTGGGTGGCTCCGTTTTTCTGGACGTCAATAAACGGCTGGCTTCTGTCAATATTAAAATTAACAGTGTCGCCGTTGCTTTGTATCCTTCGTTCGGTAAATTCAGCAGCCATCCTACGCCCCTAAAAACTTATTAAGATTAGTTGCTTTAGGAATATAAATTTTTGTACCTATTTCAAAATCGTATATTGGGTCTTTAAGAACATCCATATTTCTTTGTACAAATACCCACCATAATTTAGCATCACCGTAGATATCATATGCTAACAAATCTGGTCTATTTTTATACTGTCCTTCGATTGCATAAAGAAGATCATCATCCTCTGCAGGAACTGGGCGTATGTTTAATAATTCAAGATAAAGATTATTTTGACTAGTGGTTGCATACGCTGATGAAATATTGTAAATTGCCATATTATAGGTATCCTTGTCCGCCGATTACCATCTTACCGGATGCATATTTTTTAAGATCAAATTGTCTTAGACTTTCTCTGTTGTAGATAGGTTGTACAATAACATTTAATGTACTTAAAATTGGTACCCATGTAGTACCGAACCTTGTGCATTTAATATAGTTAACATCCTCTGGAAATGTTAGTGAAAAACTTTTAACCACTACTGGAATATTTTCAAAAATATTTGATCCGTAACCGCTTAGTTGACAAATTATTGGTGGGTTACCTGCGTTATCTCCTTTCCCATAAAACATCTTTGTGGCTGTTCTAAAGAACGTGGTTGCGGCAATCCAGTATGAAGCATCTTTTTCAGTTTCAGCAATAAACTTTCCAGCAATATTAATTTCGTCAACTTGAGAATTTTTATAAGCCATAAACGGATAGTTGTTGTGTGTAGGTTCAATAGTATTGTAATTGGCTTTGGTCGAAAGTGTAATGTTAGGAAGTACAGGAAACACAACTCCGCCTGTTTCTTCCAATAACTTAAACATATCGCTATCGAAAACATTCCATGCAGTATCAAGTTTAACTCGCCAATCATCCTTAGACGACTTGCTAACATTTATTGACTGACCCGATGATGCAAATAATTCTCCGCCAGCAGGTATATTCTCGCCTCTTTTAAGACTTAAAATATCATTTAAATTTCCTGCGGCTTTTGAAATCTTACCAGCAAACGTTTTTATTCCTGTTGCTAAATTTCCACCTATCTTATCAGAAATGCTATCACCAATCTCCTCATCGCCGCCTGTTCTTAATAATGCGCCTGCGCCCTGCGCTCCAAAATTTCCGGCAGCACCGGCAAGGGTTGATACAGCATCTGACCCTACTGGTGAGTCAATCACACTTTTTAAATTTCCTCCCATGCCTGTAAGATTGGCAGGAATAAGTCCTTCTGCTGATGCTCCGTTTAATCCGCTAAACCCTACTTCACCAGAAAGTCTTGAAATTTTAGCATCCAAATCTGCTTTTTTAAGATCAGATGCTATTTTTGGGCCGGCTGCTTTCGCTTCCTGTGCAGCAGTTTGTAAACTTTCTGACACAGAAGTTACTAATTTTGAAAACGGATTAATCGATAAACTCATTTTGGTTAAATTTCCTCTTCATTTGATTACTTTACTCTATTTATTCTTATCATTATGTGCTATTATATTAAATACTACGGAGACTATAAAAATATGCAAAAAGTAAAATACCTTAACAATAAAGATATATTGGCCGAAATACATCGAAGTAAAAACACTTACTGTTCTTATGTAGATACAGAGCACCATCAATATGATATAATACTACCAAGTTTAGAAAAAATTAACATTCGAACAGTTGCTGAAGCAAAACGTAATAGGGCTAAAAGACTTAGTCAACAAGCACATGCATCAGCAGTCGAGGCAGCAGGCAAAAAAATACCAGCAAAACAGTTTGAGATTGATTATAAAAAAATGCAGAAAGAAGATTTAATCTTTCGCATTATGACGTTTGAGCATGTCCCAGAAGACGTAACCCGCAAGAAAACTAAAAAGACAGTTGCTGATCATCATACCAAAGTTAACTTTCCGCCTTTCCAACATTGGAAGTTCGATGAAAAAGGAAATTTAGTATGTGTTGGCAAGAGTCATTGGGTAGGAGGAATGGATAACGGATATTTTGATAAAGCCTGCGGCAAAGCAACAAATAAACTTGCTATGATGTGGATGAAACTGTGTGATCGTTATGCAACACGAGGAAATGTACGCGGGTATACCTATAACGATGAAATGAAAGGACAGGCTATCCTGCAACTTGCACAGATTGGTCTACAATTTGATGAATCAAAATCAAATAATCCATTTGCATACTATACTGCGGCTGTAACTAATTCATTTG